CTTCGGGTTGCTGGCATAGACGAGCATCCCCTGGTCGGTCCGCCCAGCCAGGCCCGCGCGCGCGACCCCCGTCGACTCGCTGTACTGCTGGAAGGAGAGGACGCCCTGCTGTCCGGTGTCGTCGGGGTAGTCGTTGCCGCTCGCCCAGGTGGTACCGGCGGTGAAGGCCACGGCGTAGGCGTCCATGGAGCCGAGAGCGGTGACCATCTCGGTTGTCTGGTTGAGCCGGGAGACGAGACCATCCGAGAAGGACACCCCGAAGCCGGGGCCCACGTTCTTGGAGAACCACACGGCCTGCGGGTCGTTGTCCACCCCACCGATGAGCAGGCGGCCCCGATGCTTCGCCATGGTCTTACAGGGCGGAGGGGCGATGTTGTCGAGGATCCCGCCGTTCGTGTAGAGCGGCTCTCCGCCCACGATGTCGGCATCGACACCACTGTCGGTGAAGGTCACCCGATCCACGGCCGGGTTGTTGAGCACCGACCCGATGAGGTAGTAGACCGTCCCGTCGCCGTTGACGGGGGTCTCGTAGATCTCCACCGTCACGTTGGTCCGCCGGGTGGCGCGCAGGGTAGGGATCGCCAGGGTCACCTCGTGGTCAGAGCCGCCCAGCGTGACCTTCTGGCCGATGATCGACGGTGCCGAGCGGTGGAGGTTCCCGAGAGCGTCGGGCCAGGCGTAGCAGTAGCGGTAGATGTAGAAGGCCCCGGCGGTCTTGGACCCCGGTGCTGCCGTCACCGGCGTGTCCGCCTGCTCGGGAGCTATCGGGAAGCCATCCTCCACCACCACCTGGCCATCGTAGAAGCAGGGCAGGGCCCCGGGGATGTGCAGGCCGTTGAGTTCCACCGGCCGGTCCACGGTGCTGTCCTCCAGCGTCCAGGTCAGCGACACCGCGCCCGTGTAAGCCCCGGTCGATCCGACCGTGGAGGTGTCGGCGATGACGTTGATCGCGGCCGTCAGCCAGGTGCTGGCGTTGCCGGTGGTTGCCAGCTCGGGCAGCTCGTTGTTGGGGATCATCCCCGCCACCCCGGCCACGTCCGGCAGCGCCTTGCCGACCAGCTTCTTGGCCCCCGCGTCCACCAGGAACAGCGTCCCCTGGAGAGGGCCGCCGTAGAGCACCATGACGTAGACCGTCCCGTTGGCGGCGATGGCCTTCGAGGCCAGGGAGACCGACCGCATGAGGTCGGTGACGGCGCCCCCGGTGCTCTTCACCACCCGGATGTCGTAGGCGGGGGCGCTGGCGGTGGCGATCGTCCCGTCCGGGGTGGTGGTGGCGAGGAGCACGACACTGGAGCCGGCCCGGGTGCCGGTGATGCTGTTCACGAAAGTGATCGCCGGGTCGTAGGACGACGTTCCGACCGTGGCCAGGGTGCTGGCGTTGAACTTCGTCACGGAAAGCCCGGCTCCGCCCCCGCCCCAGCCCACGAAGAGCTCCGACGTGCTCCAGTCGTTGGCCAGGAAGCTGAAGGCGGGCACGCCGGCGATCGTCGTGTCGACGTCGGTCCCCAGGGTCATGCTCGAGGGAGTGAGCAGGCACAGGTGCCAGGTGCTGGTGGAGCTGGAGAGATAGGCGATGGCTACCTGGGTCGGGGGACTTCCAACGGCCTGGACGTCAGCCGCCGAGACCCCGACGGCAGCGGTCGAGGAGATCGTGGTGGAACCGGAGATGGTGCCGGGGACGGTCGTGTCGACCTTGACGGCCATCAGGCTGAGCGTCGCCTGCTGCCACACCACCACCACGTTGTTCCCGCAGGCAACCACCCGCACGGCGGAGAGGGCGGCGCCGGTGGCGACCACGGCCGACGTCACCACCACGCCGGAGGCATCGGAGATGCTGACCAGGAGCTGGCGCCCGCTCACAGCCAGCACGATCGCCGCGCTCACCCGATAGCCGTTGGCGTAGACAGAGCCGGCGCTGTAGGCGGCCGTGGAGTTCGACACCATCGGGCTCGTCTGCACCCCGAAGGTGGGGGCCGTAGCGTCCACTAGGTGCCACTTGTCGGTGGCCTTCCGGTAGGCGGACGTCCCGGTGAGGAGGAGGAGCTGCTGGCCCAGTACACCTAGGCGCTGGCCGGTGGTGATGGAGCCGGTGTCGGCGGTCTTGGATACGCTGGCCGAGCCGGGACGAGGGACGAACTCGTATCCCCCCTGGGCGGCCTTCGAGACCACCATGTTGGTGAGGGACTGCAGGACCCCCGAGCCGCCCGCCTGCCTGGGCTGCTTCTGGTCGAGGCCCTGGAGCAGGATTGGGACGACGCGCTTGTCAGGGCCGAGCATCGGCTAACCCCACAGCATGGCGTCGGTGCCGAGCAGCGTGAGCTTGGTGCCCTCCAGCATGTAGCGAAAGGCCCCGCCGCCGGCCCAGGGGTAGGCGTAGCCGGCGCCGAACATGAGATCGGCCGCCTGCCCCGCCTCGCCGTCCCGGTTGCTGGCCGCCTTGTTGATGCGGCCGACGATCCCGCCGTTGCCGTCTGTGCCCCGGAGCACCGTCGAGAGGTTGGTGGCCAGGGCGGCCGATTCTTCCTTGATGGCCCCCGCAATGGCCGCGTGGACCGTGATGAACTCCGACCAGACGTCGAGGATGATGTCCAGGGTGTCCCCGTCGGCCACCAGCACGGGAGGAACGGGGGTGTACCAGATCACGTAGGTGCCCTGGTAGTTGATCGGCTGGTACCGGTTGCGCTCCTGGAAGTTGAGCGGGCGGACCGAAACCGGCTGGCTGGATCCGCCGGTGGTGTTGTCCACCCCCCGCATCTTGTAGAAAACCGGGGAGAGCGTCGTCAGGTCGAAGAGGTTCGACGACGACAGCGTGAACGCGGAGGAGCTGACGTAGAAGTGCGGATTCGTCGCGACGATGAGGTCGTAGAGCTCCGAGATGGCGAGATTGACGTACTCGTTCCACTCGGAGGTGGAAACCAGGGTCTTGTTCTCCTGGTTGGCCCGCTGCTGGGCGGAGGCGCGGAGCTGAGCGAGGGTATGAGACACGTTGCCTCCGAAAGAACCGGAGGCCCCGACGTCCGAGAGATGGCGTCAACTCGGGTGGCCGGGGCCTCCGAACCTGTTACGACTCCTCTTCGCCACCCTCGCCGCTGCCGCCGTACTCCCCTTCGCCCTTCTCTTCGTCGGGCTCCTTGGAGGCGTACAGCTTGCACCAGGCGATCTTGGCTGCGTTCAGGGCTTGAGCGTCGCCCTTGCGGTAGGCGTCGATCTCGTCCTGGCACGCCTGCAGCATGTCCTCATCTTCGTGCCGCGGGTCGGGCTCCGCGTCGCCTTCGTCCCCGTCCGGCTCGTCGTGCTCCGAATGGGGGTGCAGCTTCGCGGCGTCCATCGCGATTAGGACCGAGAGCGGCTTGCGTTCCTTGCTGGTCAGCATGGCCGCTCCTTAGGGGTTGACGGCGGTGTTCTTGAACACCAGCTCCATGAGGAGCGTGGCCCCGTTTGCGATCTCCGCCGCGACTCCGGTGTTGCTGGAGATCATGGTCAGAGTGAGCGTCGGAGTGGCCTGGTTGTATGCCTCCGCCGTGATGACCCCCATGACCCCGTCCCCGGCCGTGACCGTGCTCTGCACGGTGTTGGCCGTGTAGGAACGGAGGGACGTGGTGGCCGGATAGGCGTGCCCGAGGTTGACGGTGTAGACGCCGACCCCGGTGCGCGTGAGCGGCGTGGCGCCGAAGCCCCACGACTGGATCGCCGTCCCGGGAGCACCGGTGGCGCCGATCGGGATGCGCAGGAAGAGGCGCTCGATGCCGGTGGCCGACGATCCGCGCTCTTCCCAGACCTTCATGTTGCTCATGTGCGTTCTCCTTGTGAGTCGCAGGCAAGGGAAGCGCGGGGCCAGTCACCCAGCCCCGCGCGACCGCTTACTGGAGCTGCGAGACCCCCGAGTGGCCGGGGGCAGCGCACATCAGCTGCGCCAGCGTCTTGTGGCGGATCTGCACCGCGTCCGCGTTGTAGACGTCCAGCATCGTGACGCCCTTGAGGGAGGGGTACATCGGGTTGGACCCGCCGCCGCAGTAGATCGTCCAGTCGCGCTTGGTGAGCACGAACAAGCGGTCCATGGGGCAGTAGGTGTCCGGGAACACCCGGATGCGGCCCTTGGGGCCCGCCACCGTCACGGCCTCGTAGTTCACCGTGATCCCGGCGCCCTGGATGTTCTCGTAGATGGCCCGGTTGTCCAGCTCGGTCGTCAGCTTCCCGAAGGAGTCGAACGACACGAAGCAGACATCCGGCGCCCCGCCGTTCTCGCCGATGCGGACGGCCAGGTCGTAGATCGCCTGGGAGACCGGCTTGCCGATCCCCGAGACGCGCACGCCAGCCAGCGAGACCGGGTCCAGCGACCGGTCCACCCCGAAGAACGAGTCACCCGGGGTAGGGGCGGTGAGCGGCAGCCAGCCCGAGAACCCGACCACCTTGAGGGGAGCCGGAGTCGCGGCCGACGTGCGGTCGCCCTGCTGGAACAGGACGTGGGTGGCGGCCAGGGCGGCGATCTGGGCCGTCCAGTTCGTGGCGCTCAGGACCGTCCCCGCGTCGCGATCGACCGCCGAGACCACCGCGGTGGCGCCGGAGTTGTCGAGCACGCCCGAGTTGACGGCCGTCGAGGAGACCACCACCTGACCCGGGAAGAAGTTCTGCGCGTCCGCCCGCAGGGTCAGGGTGACCGTGGTGGTGGAGACCGCCGAGACCACCCCGAGGTCGCCGTAGCCCGAGCGGAACAAGTCCTTCTCGAACCGCTGCGCCAGGGCGTCCACCGCGGACTCCGTCTCGTCGGCCAGGGCCTTGACGATGGCTCCCTGGTTGGTCTCCGACAGCTCGATCAGGCTGTTGTTGACCTGGGCCAGGGAGTAGTCCAGGCCCCAGTCCCCGAGGAACGGCCGGCGGACCGACAGGCCCACGTTGGTGAGGGCGTTCGTGAAGGTGGCGGACTGACCAGGACCCTGGGAGATCTTGATCGCCTGCTTGACCTGCTCACCGCCGGAGCGCTCTTTCGCGATCATCCCCATGGCGGGGCGGTCGCGGTAGAACATGTTGACGTACGACTTGGCGTACCACTGCTTGTAGATCGGCTCGATGTTGGCGACGATATCCGCGAGCATTGCGCGGCTTCCTTCTCAGGTGAACGAGGGGTTAGGCGGCCGGGTTTCGCCCGACGAGACCTTGCGTGACTTCCCTGAGTGCGTCACGTGGGTCCATTGCGCCGTTGACCGGGCTTCGCGGCGGGGCCGCGCCTCCCAGTTCGCTGCTGATCGTCCGCGGCCTGGCTCGCGCCGAAGTGTCCGCGGGGGCCGTTCTGTCGATGAGCCCTCTGATCAATTCCTCGTCCTTGTCGCTCAGCTGACCCGAGATGAATCCCTCGGGTAGATCGGAAGTCTTGGGGGAACGGGCGGCGGGAGCGGCCCCGTCCGTCTTGGCCGCGCCGTTCGCTGGCGCCGCCGCGGGCGGGGTCTTGCCCTGGCCCTTCATGTACCGTTTGACGGCGTCCTTGCCCCGCTGCTCGAGGCGGAGTTCCACGACCTTGATGGCCTCCTGGACCGCCTCCTCGAACTCGCCCTGTTCGAGCTTGGGCTTGCCGGCCTTCTCCCAGGCCTTGGTCACGGTGGCGATCACATCGTCGGCCGCCTCGTCGGGATTCCTGGCGCAGAGCTCGTAGGTCTCGGCCTGGCGGGCGATCTCGCCCTTGATCCCGGCGATGTGGGAGGCCCGGATGGCC